GATATTTTTATTTTTCACTCCCTGAAATGTTGGCGTCATGAACCGACAGATTATGGGGGCAATGTGGTTAATGGTTTTCATTACCACCTGCACGATGGGACGAGTGTACATGTACCGATTTTTAAGTTGGTATATGAGTTTTGCACTTGTGCTGGTAATACCCATTATTGTGTTCTAGTGTTGCGAGATACACGGCTTGAAAACCGTGGATTACATGTTATGGATAGCTAAGGAGTGACTAACCTTGGTAGATGGGAGGCATGTGATTGTCAATGTGTGATTGAACAGATAACTGGCTCGCGTTCTCTCACACATGTCGGCTTGGATTCCTAGTTCCCGTGACCAATACGATAGTTTGGAGCGCTGATCGACGACAATGATCACAACTTAAGAATCAGACACAATGCTAACAATTACTCGTGTTAAACAAATTCTTAAGTTGACGAGCACCTTGTCCGGTGTCTCTACCAGATTCATGAGTGCAGCTAACCAATGTGCTCATGGTAATGAGAGTGCTCTTTTTGCAGGGGCAGCAGTTATTGTCTCTGCAGGTGGCCTTGTTGCCAAATATTTTCATGGCCGGTACTATTCCGGGAAGAGTGAACGTAGTCGCAAGTATGTTGACGCCGATTATGGTGGTTTAGCAGTAGATTGTATAACTAGTGATGTTTCGTCATTGGCTAATCAACTGCCGACCGCTGTGGCACCTGGCGAAACTGCGATTGCGCGTGAAGTTGTCAATATGTATACACCTATTGAACTTGAAAATGTTAGGTATAACAGGGATCCTATTGAGATACAGCATCATAGGAGAATCCACGCACCACAGCCGTATTGTCAGGCTGTGATTGCTGAAGTAAAAGTCCGGTTCGGTACACCTAAACGAACCGCAGCGAATGAAAGGTCTGTTCACAGGTTTGCGTCTGAAATAATGCGTAAGCATGGCGTACGCCATACGGAAGCTCGTCGCATCATACCCCTCATTATGGAGAGTGTATTCACACCCGACAAATGGGAGATTGAGGCGATGAAGGTAGGTAGCAGCCCATTCGCTATGGCACGTAAATATGAAGGTAGTGTTTTACACAGCCTTTTATCTACGTGTGGCTTTTGAGGGGGCTTGGTTAGGGTTCACGGGGTGAGTCATAAGAGTAGTTTGACTCACCCGTTCCTGGTCGTGAACAAAAATAACCAGGCGCCGCGTTCGCGGGAGGCGTACATTGTACAAGGCATTGGTCCTCCTGAACGAACGTTAAAAATTAACAATGCCGATATTGACACGTTGTCGAGCGCACTACTGGAACGGATGTATTATTGCAAGGTTGATGGTGAATTTGTTTCACCACCAGTGCCTGAGCAAAAACGCGTTTTCAAGAGATTGAGATCTTTTAGAGCTAAGCTCTTGCATTATTTTGATGGGTCACCCTCCCGTATTTCCCCTGAGCAATTTGCTGAGATGTATACTGGACGGAAACGGACCATTTATGAAAATGCAGTTGAGTTATTGACCCGTAATGGGGTCTGCCGTAAAGATTCACGTAGTGACGCCTTTGTGAAGTGTGAGAAAGTCAATCCGACGAAGGCCCCACGGTGTATTCAGCCGAGGAATCCTGTTTACAACGTCGCCGTTGGCACCTACTTAAAACATATTGAACATAAGCTATATGCTTCAATCCAGCGTACTTTTAGCTCCGACACATATATAGTGTTAAAGGGGCTCAATGTTGTTGAGATTGCAGATGTGCTCCACCAGAAGTGGTGTGAGTTTGATAGCCCAGTTGGCATTGGATTAGATGCCACCAAGTTCGATATGCATGTTAGTCTACCTATGCTTAGATGGGAACACTCAATATACGAGTCCCTCTATGTTGGTGACCGCGAATTGTCTAAGCTGCTACGGTGGCAAAGACATAATCGTGGCACTGGGCGTTGCGATGATGGTAAACTGACATATAAAGTAGATGGCCGTCGTTTTAGTGGTGATATGAATACCGCTCTTGGGAATTGTGAGATCATGTGTGGTCTCGTTTATTCATATGCTAAGAGTCGTGGAGTGCATATACAGCTAGCGAATAATGGTGATGATTGTATGGTGATTATGGAACGTCAGGATATGGTTAAGTTTAGTTTTGGGTTGGATGCATGGTTTTTGGAGATGGGTTTCCGTATGACGGTAGAACCGCCTCGCTATGTGTTTGAAGAATTGGAGTTTTGTCAGATGCATCCAGTATATGCTGGAGGGCTATGGAAGATGGTGCGCAATTTTGATACTGCGCGTGAGAAGGATTCATTTAGTTTATTGAATCTGAGCAATCCATCTGCATACCTAAAATGGTTGGGAGCTGTTGGTGAGTGTGGTTTAGCACTCGCCGGTGGTGTCCCAATCGTGCAATCATTTTACCAAGCGATGGCTCGTGTCGGTCTAGATAGTGGTATGTTGAGGTCAGTTGCAATGCAATCTGGGTTTGTCATGCTAACGAAAAGGCTCGAAGCGAAGTACATTGCTGTGGATGATGATGCGCGATTTTCATTTTATAAGGCGTTTGGTCTAACACCTGATGAGCAAGTGGCTCTCGAGGAATACTACGATGGGGTTGATTTGTCCCAGAATGAGTTATCCACTGATGAGAGTATTGAATACACTTACTCTGCTCCGTATTAGCGAGGTAGGTTTTAACGATAAAATTGATTTTATAATTGTTTTGTCGTTTGTCCTATCATGTCTAAAAACCGTCCTCTTAATCTTAAAACTTTACTTAATGAAATTAAGCAAGCTGCTGGGTCTGCGCAAGCATCCGCACCGGCTCGCGGTCGATCTCGACGTAGAAATGCGTCTCGGTCCCAGCGCCGTTTGCGGGGTAGTAGTGCTCCTCTTAGTAGGCAACTCACTCCGTTTAATTATGGAATGGGTGCTGAACAGGGTGTAGCAGCTGCGTACTCGCGACGGATTCAAACAGCTCAACCACGAATTACCAGTCTACCTGGTAAGAGCTATAGGGTGGTACACCGCGAATTGGTTAGTGCTAGCATTGCTGGCTCTACCACTTTCACAGTGCAATCTGCTTTGTCCATCAACCCAGGTTTATCTGTAACTTTTCCATGGCTAGCACCGCAGGCGATCCAGTGGGAGCAGTATATCTG